ATTGCTTAGAATCAATCTACGTAATTATTAATCATTAAATGTTAGATTAACTCCAGGGAACATTTCTCTAACTTTTAGTCTTGCTCTTCTGATTCTTGTTGCTATAGCTCTTTTTTTCATCCCGTACTTATCTGCTATATCTTGATATTTCATTCTCAGTATTTCCCTGTCAAATAGGATATCTTTGTATATCTCAGGAAGATCCTTCATCTTTTCAACAACATTCTCGTATAGATCTTCCATATCATCTTTCTCCATTAGGATATAATCGAAATCTTCCCCTATGATATTATTGGAATAATTTTTAGGAGATGTAAATTCTTCGGAGTCCTCGTTGTTTTTTAATACCTCCTGAACTATAGGCATATAGCGATCTTCATTTTTCTTAATAACCAATGATTCATTCCTTGCTATGTTGTAAACCCACGTGGAAAAATTTCCTCTAGAGGAATCGTATTGTGATATCTTTGTCCATATCTTTGCCATCGTGTTGGAAACTGCGTCCTCTGCAGCTTCTTGTTCTGTCAATATAGATTTACAATGGTTTAGTAGGCCTGGTTTAATTCTTTTATATAATTCAACGAAGTCTTTTTCTGATGAGGTTCTAATAAAGTTTTCTGCTAATTCTTGAATGTTTTTTACTGCCATCTTTCTTTTAATTTTTTTTAAATGTTTATTTTTTTTATTTCTATTCCTGCTTCTTCAAAAAGTTTAAAAGAATCTGTATTCCTATAAACTTCTGAGTATACTATCCTTTTAATTCCTGCCTGAATTATAAGTTTAGCACAATCGAAACAAGGTGATAATGTTACGTAAAGGGTTGCTCCCTCAGAACTGTTAGTGCTCTTTGCTATCTTGGTTATGGCGTTAGCCTCCGCATGTAATACGGTACGAAGTGTATTGTTATCGCAGTCCTCACATCCATTAGGAAATCCAGACGGTGTTCCGTTATATCCATCAGATATTATTTGACGGTCTTTAACTATTAAACATCCTACTTGACTCCTCTTGCAGTGTGAGTTTTCCGACCAAACTTTGGCCATCCTTAAGTAAAGAGAATCTACTTTATTCTGCTTGTTCTGCGATAGGCTCTGATTGCTCATCAGATTCGGTGCTTTTTAAGGGTGTAACTTCTATTTTGAAACGCTCTACAATATGAAAGGTCTCCATAAGTCTAAAAGCACCAAGTAAATTCAGAATTTTATTAACTTCTTCCTCAGTAAATTCTAATTTTTCCTCATTTTCCAAAATTTCCAAACATTCTTTATAGCCTCCGTAGCTATTCAGGAACAACGAAAGATCTCCTCTTAGTTCCTTCGTAATTTCATAATTTTTACTCATAGTTTATTATTTAGGTTTATTTTTACAAATATAATAAATAGGGTTTAAAAAGTAAACCCCTTAATTAAACTTTTTATCGTTAGGAATCACAATTAATGGATTTTGAAGGGTACTATTAAGCTGGTTAAGCAAACTAACCATGGACTTAATGTTATCGTTCATTTCCTTATTTAATTCCATTTTTTCCTTCTCTGACTCTTCGTTTTTTATATTACTAGTTGTATTCCCCTCCGTAGTATTACCTGGTGTCGTTTCTGTATTTGTTTCAGTCTGCGTATTAGTTGTTGTTGTCGTATTAGTAGTAGCACCAGATTCTGTTTTATTCTCAGTAGACTCATTTTTAGGAGCCTCTGGAGTTACTGGACTAGACAAGTTTTGTGTTGTTGTTTCTTTTATAGGGGTAGAAGTAGTAGAAGTTTCAGGGGATTTAACATTTTCCGGAGATATTTTTTCTTCTAATTTTGTTTCCTTGTTTTCTGTTTTAGGTGTAGTAGATGTTTTCGTCCCGGTAGTTCCAGTAGCACCAGTAGAACCAGGTTCAGGAAACTTAATACCTAGGAGTGAAGATAGAAGCTCCTCCTGTCTTTTTTCAACCTCACTCTTAGCACCAGTTCCTCCTGTACCTTTCTTATCTCCCGTACCTCCTGATTCTGAAAATTTTACACCAAGTGTTGAAGTCAGCAATTCCTCCTGTCTTTTTTCTGCCTCACTCTTAGCACCAGTTCCTCCTGTTGCTGATTTAGTTTCTGTTGTTTTTGCTCCTTCAACCTTATCAGATCCGGTAGGTCCAGTAGTAGAAGGTGTTGTAGTGGTGGTTGTAGTAGTTAGAGTTTCTGTAGTAGTTGTAGTAGTTGCTCCTGTGGTAGATGTTGGTGTTACCGTAATGGGTGTTGTTGATTCCACAGGACCCACTGGTCCAGTAGGACCTGTAGTGGAAGCTATAGATTTATCCTCTAACTTTTGCTCCTCAGTTTTTGCGGTAGCTTCTTTTTTAGCTTCCTCTCCCGCTTCTTTTATTACATCCTCAGCTTTTTTTCCTCCTCTACTCTCTATTAATTTATTTATATTTTCGTCATATTTTTTAGACATTTCTAAAACATCAGGTGAATTAAATCCCTCCGCCTCTAGTATCTTAGCAAATGCTGATATCATTGCATTATTTTCCGGAGTATAGTATTTAGAAGCATTTGCTGCTCCTGCTTCATCAGCTCCTGGTTGGTTAAAAAGGTAAAGAAAATCAAAAAATCTATCTAATATAGAATCGAATTTTATTTTTTCGTCCTTTATCTTGCTATCGAAATCTGACTTAACCGAATTATATTTTTCAAATTTTTCTATCTCATCAATTGATCCTATAGTTTCTATTATTTTAGTTACTTTCCCTGTTTTTAATATATTAGCGTTATTATATTTTTGATTAGCAGATTTTTTAGACATTTCAAATATATCTTTACCGTCAACAGATTTTCCCTCATCTATATTCTTAGATATAAGATTTTTATCTTCATCAGATTGTGAGTATGCTTCCCGATAAAAAATCAAGTTATTACTAAATTCTGGATCAAGCTCTCTTAAATTCTTATTAAATGATATTGTGTAAAAAAATTTTGCGGCAGTACCTGCGCTATCTGCGGAAGACATTTTTTTCACTTCCTCTTGATCAAGATTCCCCCCTTTATTTTTTTTAAAATCCTCCTCAAACTTAATCCTATCGAATGCTCCCCCTTCCGATTTAAAAACCGGATACTCAGATCCAGTTGCTCCTTGTGTTCCTGATTCTTCTGCCAAAATACTTTTTATTTATATACCTAAAAACCCAAAAATGTTATTTTTTTGGGTTTTTAAATGAGAATGTTTCTACCATTCCGTTTTGTTCTACTTTTTTATTTTCATTTTCTATTTTTTGATTTAGCTTATCTATGAATATTTGATATTCATAAAAGGGAAGATTTTCTAAAGAATCTATCGATAATTTAAATTCTTCCCAAAGTCTAAATTTTATATCAAAGTAGTTGGCTAAAGATATCTGAAATAACGAAAAGAGATCTGTACCCTCCGGGAAATGATATATCGGCTGTGACCTCCCCCTCACAGCTTTCACATTTACTATTAATTCTAGATTTTGTTGCGAAGTTTATCTTCTCCGTTATCTGATCTGCTATTGAGAATTGAAGCGGGGTCCATTCTCCAGAAGCTCTTTCATATTGATCATATAGCCTTTCGTCTAATTCTCTCCAATCCGGGATTATAAAAGAAGCAACTTTAGCAAAACTCTCATCGAATTTTTTACCCTTTCTTTTTTTATCTGATAGTATTTTTCTACATACCGTTGTTACTCCTACTGTTGGTATATATAATTCCATTTCAGGGCTTCCGTCTTTAGGTACAAATTTAAATGAGTAGGTGTCAGTGTTATACCTTTTAAGTATATCTGGATCAACAACAAAGCTATCTAATAAATTAGATCTTAATTCTATCATATCTGGAACGTTACAATCGTCTTTTGTGCAATTTTTAGTTACAGGTAATAGTATCTTATTCTCGCCTCTTAGGAATGTAATATCCCTTATTGACATTATTATATAGAATCTGTCCTCGTACCAAAGATCATAGGGATCTAAAAATCCTCCCTTCCATCTTATTTTCATACATTTAGAGATGATAGAATTTAGTTTATCGTCTAAATCTAATCTATCACTATCATCAACAGTAGAAAATTGCCTAATGTCTTTAACATCTGCAGCCTTTATTGCTATTTCAAATCCTTCTGGATATCCGAATCCTTTAGATGGAAGATTATCTGGATGGATATTTTTCCATTCTGATTCCATTCCTAGAGGTGTTCTAGAAACATTAACCTTCCCTAAATTATTAGGCTGGGTGTTTTTATTTGGATTTGGCTGATTGGCTTCATTTTGAATCCAGTCTGGGATAGAATATCCTGCCACATCCTGATCTGAATCATACTCAAATTTAGAACCCACTTCTCTTTTACCAAGCTGATTCAGCAATTCGTCGTCTAGATTTTGCGTCATAGTTTATCTTATATCTCTTTTTAGTCCTCTTTTGATTTTAGTTTCTTATTTGATGACAAAAAGAAATAAAATCCAAAGAAAAGTGCCGAAAGGAAGTAGAAAATTGCTACTGTATGCCAGTAGGAATCTGTCCATTTCATTATCGTTGCAAAAAGGATATCGAATCCGAAGGGATTGAAGAAAGTTGCTAAAACTAAACAAACCGAAGCCATTCTTGTTCTTCTTTTCTGATTCACAATCGTCGTCCATATTATTTTAATATTCCCATTTTAAGATTTAACCACTAAAAACAAAAAATGGAGGCTTTGTCGAGCCTCCATCTATATATTTGTTTGGTCTAGGTTTAATTAAAAACGTCTTCGAAATAATCAGCTCTAAAGGATAAAGCTATTTTATAAGGAGTTGTACCGTTTGTATAATCAAGATCTAAAGATTTAATCTGATCAACAGGGAAACAATTTAAAAGCTTTATTCTTCTAAATACATCACCTTGCTTATTAAATATAGAAACAAGTATGTATGTTCCACCTGCATATGTTGATTTAATACCAGTAGCACCAGTTAAGGGATTGTAGATTAAATCCGACCACTGGCGAAGTGTTTTAAACACATAGTTACTGTTATTATCATTCAAGTTAGTCTCGAATTCTATTCTAACCTTAACTCCAGTATCATCTACCACTGCTCCAGCGTATCTTCTTTTAGAAAATTTGTACCTTTGCTCTGCTGGAGTTGGCATTTTATCAACTGCTAATCCTGTAACAGAAAGAACGTTTTCTACAAGGAGAGTTCTTCCTCCATTACCTTGCTCATTAGCAACTCCTACAGGGGGTTGGATAATAACCTCAAACTGGTTAAGATATACTGGTTCGTATAACTGTACTGCTGCTTTTGCAGCTGTAAAATGTGGTAATCCTGCCATTTCTTAATTATTATATAAATACATCATCAAAATAATCAACTGCCCATTGCATAGTCAATTTGTAAATGGATGTTTGTGTATAGTTCAGACCCATTTCAGTAATTGGTGTCATAGGGAAACAGTCTCTAAGATTTATTTTTCTAAATATATCTCCCTGCTTATTGAAAACATTAATTAGAATATTTCCAGTGTAATCCTTTTTAAGTCCCATAGCACCTGTAAGTGGATTGTAAATTAAATCCGACCACTGGCGTAATGTTTTAAAAACGTACATTGAGTTATTCTCGTTAAGGTTAATCTCAAATTCTATATCAACATCTAAACCAGTTCTTTGAGGAGCAGCACCAGCATAATATCTTTTTGCGAATTTATACTGTTGTGTGATCTCCCCAGCATTCTGATCTACTTGTAGTCCAGATACCCTAGTAACGTGTTCAAGAAGTATATTAGCACTTCCTGGATTTCCAGCATTAACTACTACAGCTGCAGGAGGTGTAATGGTAACCTCAAACTGGTTAAGGAAAACTGGTTCGAATTTGTTAATCGAAGCCTTAGAACTTGTATAATGTGGTAAACCTGCCATTTTTTATTTTATATATTTACATTAGAGAATTCTATAAAAATTTATTAACTAAATTGTATAAATCCTCCTGATGCTATACCTCCAGTTCTTGTAACAGTCATTCTATTGATGAATTTATGTATACCTCTTGCAGGTTCGATTATTACATCGATGATTCCGATATTTTGATCGATTATTGCAGGAGTGTTATTAGAAGAATCCATAATAGTCAGATAGTTATAGATACCACCTACAGATCTTACTCCACTCAAGTAATTATCTACTAATGTTTTAATTTCAAGTCTAACGTTGTCTTCGTTGAAATCAAATACGTAGTTTGATAAGATTTCTTCAATTGCAGATTCAACTGTAATCAATAGATCCCTTACATGTAAGTTATTAAATGCGGAGTTAGTTCTTTGGTAGCTTGTTTGGTTACCGTAAATAACTATTCCTACCCCTCTCTTTCTTATGATAGGGTTGATTCCGAATGGTTCTAGATATTCTCTATCTTCTATATCGAAATCATATTCCAATCCTACTAAGTTAGAAGAAGAAATGATACCTCTCTTAAGACCAGCCACTATAGAATAAGGTTCACCTGTAATAAACTTACGTATGAAGTTATTCGAAACATAAGGAGCTGGTGGGACGTTTAAGTTCTTATTGTTCTCTCTTATTGTTAAGAAAGGAGCAAAGAATCCTGAGAATTTAGCTCCTAGATCCTCATCTGGAAGAGAGAATGTGAAAGAAGGATTCAAACTTAAGTTACCTCCGTCTGCAATATATCTAGCTTGTAACAGTGGAGCTGGATCTTGTGCAGTAGGAGCTGAAGTAAATCTAGGGTCTATAGACTCTGAGAATTTCTTCATCGAAGGAACGTTACATATAGCTAAACATTTTTGTCTGTTTTTAGCTAGTCTAGTAAGCTGATATTTACAGTTAGGTTGTATACCCCCGTCGAATGTGTCGATAATGTATCTAAATGTAATTACGTCAGTATCTGCTAGTGTTCTAGCAAGGTTTGTATTAGAAAGAACATCTAGAATCTCATTCATTCTGGTATCTGTACCATTAGGCATAGATGCTGCTTTAATATCCGATCCTGGAAGATACGTAAAGTTGAATGATGTAACAAATTCTTGGATATTCTTAAACTTCCAAACTCTTGTTGTTGCACCTGGATATAATTGAATTGGTCTTTCAGTTTTAACTTGAACAGTGTAAATGCCTGGTGAAGTTGCAGAAGCTACAGTTTTAACCTCTAGAACCCTAGTTAATCTAGACTGAAGATTTTCAGTTAATGGATTATCATAGAATTGAAGGTCTGTAGATACCAATAGATCCCCAACTTTTATACCTGATGAGTTAGCAACTGCAGTAGATAACTCTATAACATTAGGCTGAAGCTGTGTTATAATGTCGATATAGTCGCTTATATTTCCAGCAGTAGAAACGATGTTAAAGCTTTCTCCTGTAGTTTGATTAGTTCCTACCGGTAGAGAGCTAATGTATGTTGTATCCCAGGTAGAAATAGCCTCCGGAGTTGTGAATGTGTCATCAGCATAAGCTCTACAAACTAAGATATTGTATCCATCTCGGTCAACATTTACTTCAAATTTTAAGTATTGAAGCAGTGATCCTGAATCATCTTTCCAATCAACATCCCCATCTCCAATATTACCAGCTACCCAGTCTCTATACATTTCTGAGTTTTCGTATGCTAGGTAAGAATCAGTTCCTACTGGAATATCTGGAGAGAAGTAAACGTCGTCATTATCAAAATAATCCGGGTTACCAATTTGATAAGCTGCAACCGAACTTTTATTAGTTATATCATAAGGTTCAACATATGTTGTTGAAGCAGTAGATCCAACTAATGGATGTTTTAATCTTAGTCTTATCTGAGTTCGTACTCCAACAGGTAGTGTTGAATTTGTTATTGTTTTAGCCTCTACTATTTTAAGTTTAACTAAATCCCCCTCGTAAAATCCTAGGTATCCTGGTGTAGGTAGATTTGAGGTAACTTTACCAACCACCCATCTTTCAGCAGGAGCTGAATTAGATATGGTTGTAAATTCGTCCAATGTAGTGATCTGAGTGTCATGAGTCACCGCATTAGTAAATTTAGTATCTATATAAATTGCTCCTCCGTCTCTAGCTGACGGGCTGTAAGTATCCCAAAGAGAAGTTGGTATACCAGCATCACCTGTAGCGTTATAGAGGGTATCTATTAGTAGGGTTCCTGTTTCTGGTAGTATATCCATTCCTGGATTTGAAGGAGAAACGTTGTCCTCTAATTCTGTACCACCGGTTGATCCATCTATATTTTTATAGTAAGTATAATCAGCAAATAAATTCTGAGAATAAGATAAGAAATTTAAAGCCTTAGGTACGCTTGTAATATCTGCATCCTGACCAATCTCATCAACTAAATGGTGACCAACTAAGTCAAAAACTGATGAATTATCTACTAGATCATCTAAAGCTTCTTCGTTAACAGCACAGAATATACCAGTAGTTGGTGTCTGATTGTTAATTAATGTTTGGATGTATCTTAGAGTACCGTTTTGATCAACAAAGTTGGGAATTACTGTACCAGTTGTAGTAAGTACTAGGTTAATTCCATCTAGTGCTAAGAAATTATCTATCTGCGACTTAATAAATCCTTTAGATGTAAAGTATGCACTGTAAATAGGATCGTTTGCTAAAGCTTGATAATCTGTCCAATTTCCGCTTATAACGATTACATCGATAAACCAATCTGAAAGATAATCATATTGGTTCATATAAGAAGGAACGTTATCTGCTCCAAAATATTCTCTAGCAGTTATATCAAATCCTTTTAATGGGAATCTTGAATCAAGAGATTTTCTAACTATAACACTAACAGGATTTTGTCCAAGATTAACGATACTAAATAGTTTTCTATTATCCGGCTGTGCTCCTGAATTATCCTCAGTTGCTATTAAATAAGTTGTATCTGGGAACCAGAATTTTTCCTTGTTATAGTAAGAAGATAATAATTTATCTTGTTTAGTTAGGGGGTCTGAATATCCGCCAGTTGCATTTGCACCATTCGCTTCTTCAGTATCCATAGAGAAAGCTCTATATCTAGCAACATCGGCACCTGCTGCATAATCTGGATCTCCGTTTACGTCTACTGTGTTATTTAAAAGTCTTAGGTTAAGAGCGAATATAGGTCCACTTTGTAGACAAACCAGTGACGATCTGTGGAAGAATGATCCTTTTTTCTCTAAAGCCTTATCTATCCCTCCAAAAACTGATTGGAAAGTTGTAATATCTGGGCAATAAACAGGTGTGTTAAAAGGTCCAATATTAGAATAACCAACCACTAATCTGATAGTGGAAGGGTTTATAATAATATTTTCGCTAGCATCAAATTCTAAAGTATAAACCCCAGATGCCTTAAATTGGGATAAATCAAGTTTGACTTGTTTTGCCATTTTTAAATTTTATTTATATTCTAAGAAGTTACTATATTACTTCTTTTTCTATGTATATATCATTTCTCCTTTCAAGAATCAAGGAGTCCGTTTAAGAAAGTATAATTTGATAGATCGGTAGTTTTATTTTGTGCATTCTCGCTGTTCTCTGTTAGCCTTTCCTCTATCAGTTTTCTGAATTTTTCAGGGATAATATCATATATGTCCATGACCGTTTCTTGAAAATCCCCGACATCAAAAACACAATTGAGATTTACCAGTGTCATAGCTTCATCATCTTTACCTATTTGACTAGAAAAACTACCATTAGGATTTATACCAAAATTGGCTAATTCATGTATACCATTTTTACTTGATGGTATTATTTTATAGGATCTTGTATTTATTTTAAGATCGTAACAAAATTTCTCCTTGTTTTTAACAGTTAATTTAACACCAGGTTTTAGTTTGCTACTTGCTTCAGAATGTTTAGTATAAACAAACATTTCATCAAAGAAATCTTCAGAATCTAATAATTTATCCATTAGCATCTCTCCTTTGTAATTAAGCTCCAAGACTATTCTGGTATTATCTACCCCCAATACATCAACTACCAGAATTTCTAAGAATGCCTTAAATTCATCAATTTCTATTATATTAGATCTAAATATTCCAACCTGTAGTAAGCAGAAGAAATCGCTCTCGTCCTCAAAGAACCTTTTATTTTTTATGACATTACTGGGCATAGGAGCAACTTTAAATATATTAGCTACTGAATAATCTCCTCCGCCTCCGCTAGCTGTATCTATAGAAATATAGAATCTCTGTCCATCTTTTTCAAATATCGATGCTGGGTCAAACTTAGGATGCCATAAAAGATTAGAATAATCTATAGGACTGTTTTCAAAAGATGATAATTCATGAAATACGAAATTCTCTTCTGCTCCCTTAAGTCTCTTTAATGTATTAGAATCAAGTAATAGTCTGGAAGAAGATAAGAACTGGCATCCATATTCCTGGTTAAAGTCCTCTTCCGATCCGAGTGCAGCAATTTCTTTCTTTTTCCATTCCTCATCCCTTCCTGGTACTTGCCACCACTCTACCCTTATAGGATTAAATTCATTCTCTCCTTCTATTGCTCCCTTGTATATTTCCCAGAATTTATTCATCCCGTTTGGTGTGGATGTTATAATAACTCGGGCAATCTGAGATGAAGATATAGTAGGATAAACAGATTTAAAGAACTGGTTAATAAAGTTTGGGTTAATATGTGCAAACTCATCCATGTATAACATGTGTATTGTATAACCGATAGACGATGTTTTAGTTGTCGTTTTAGCCATTATACGACATCCATTATCATATTTCATTGTCATTACGTTATAAACGAGTAGACCGGGCTTTAAAAAGAAAGGAAGACCCTTCATGATAACCTTTATCTTGTCCATTAATTCTGCAGCAGTATCCCCGATATTAGCCATAATCATGGCATTTTTTTCAAAGTTAAACAGGAGATACCATAACAAAAATATAGAGGATGTAATAGTTTTACCGGATTGTCTGGGAGAGACAAAGACGTTTTTTCTGTGATGCTGGTATTGATTTAAAATTTGTATCTGATAATCCCTAAGTAGTATTTGCCTAATACCCTCATCTGTCATAACGTGACAATAAGTATTTGCAAAATAAACAACATCCTCTGCGCACTTTTTTATTTCTTCGAGTTCCCATTCAGTGTACTCAAATAAAATATTTCCCTTCCTTAATTCTGGATCGTTTTCGTGAAATGGATTATCTACATCCTTATAGTCTACGCCATTCTCTTCGGCGTCATATATTAGTCTTTCAACTTTTGCGCTCGACCAGAAATTACTGGATTTTTCTTCCTTAACGCTCATAATTATTCAAAAATGTCGTCCTCTATTTCAAAATCTATATCATCTTCTCCTCCTAGAAGATCCGTTGTTCCTCCAAATTTTGTTCTTGGGTTTATTAAACTGTCGTCAGGTGCTTCATTTTTTACTATCTCAGCATCTTTTACTAGGCTTCCGTTCTTCATTACATTCTGGAGATTTTCCATAAGACTTCTCGTACCTCTTGCTTTTAAAAGCTCCTCGTTCTGTCTAGATTGTATGATATTACCGTTCTCGTCAAATTCTATATCACCGCCTCCTTTCTTTATATCCTCCGATTCTGACTTTAACTGCTTATAATTCTTTTCCATCTGAGTCATGTACGACGAGAAGTTTTTAGGCATTTGCATTATCTGGTTTTGGAGTTGTGCAAGAACTTCAAAAAGTCTAGGCTCTACCCTACCGGAATCTATTTCTTCTATAATTTTAGCTATTGCGTGTTGAGCAGTTCTTATCTGAAATGCCATGGTTGATATACTCATAGCATCTATTTTCTGCTTATGTTTTATATAAGACTCCTCAGATATGTTCTCCATATCGTTATAAAACTTAGATAAGGAATCAAGGATTGCTCTAGCTTCCATTTCGACCTCACTTCTAACACCATCTATATTAAGCTCCCTGTGTTGTTTGATTGGGGGTATATCGGGGGTGCTTAGCCCGGAAAGCATTTCATCCGCTAATATTATACTGTCTAGTTTATCCTTAAGATTAAGTTCTTGCTCTTTGGATAAATTTGGTTTTTTCGGTTTTCTTCTTGGCATAAATTATCTGTTTCTGGCCACTTTAGGAAGTTTAAGAACTGGTTTAGCATTGTCTATAATTATAGCAAGCTGTGCATCGCCAACAATATTTTGATTTAGCATTGTCGATTGTTTTTCCTCTTCGACCATTTGTTTAAAAAATCTATAATTAGTTGCCCATAAAGGACATGATCTTGTTTTATATGAATAATTATTAGTTCCATAGAATGGGCTATCATAATTATCTTCTATCACTGGAGGTATATTAAAAGTATAAGCCTGAGTAGTTACTCCATCTAAAGAGTGTATTAAGCTCAAATCCGATGTTTGTGTTGCTGGATTATCAGGATCGTATGTTAGTCTCCAAACTTTCATAGAGTACTGTCTAAATATATTAGAGAAGTTAAATACAAATCCATACCAGTCATCAGTAGTTGGAATATATTCTCCAAGAGTACTAGGTATACCAGCTCCAAATGGGGAAGTTATTTCTAGATTATTTATCTTAATTCTAAAGCTTCCAGTTTCCAAATATTTATTATCTGTTGGGCTTGTAACTGGATTAGATCCACTCCATATGAAATCTATAAGAATCCCCTGTCCATTGTAGTATCCATCAAAAAGTGTTCTTGCCTGTGCTTTTTGCATTTTCCATCCTGCAGTAGTTACTGGAGCAGCCGCACCTCCATCTTTTATAGTAAATCTGAATTGATCAACTACTTCAATAAGCTCAAATCCCCCCGATCTTGTTCCATCAGCAAGTATAGAAACAAATCCATTTGGATTTTCCCCCATGTATAATTTATGTGGTATAGGATAAGTTGTATATGTTATCTCATTAGTGCCTATTGAATCTATACTTATATTTAATTTAGAAGCAGGTTTAGGTACCAGTTTACTTCTATCTAAATAATTCCTAGTTCTAAACCAGCACATAAATGATCTCTCCTCGTCTGCTGTTAAAATAGGGTCTGCTTTCCACCTAACTGCATCTCTTTCTACCTCTAATAGTAAAGGAGAAGACGGATCTACCTGGGCTTCCGCATCTATAAATATCTTATCTAAATCATAATAGTTGTTAAATACTATTGTCCAGTTATTATTTAGATCATACTCTATTATGGGAAGATCCTTGTTTATGTAGGATCTTATAGGATCCTCTAATCTTCTTTGAGATGTAATAGCATATTGTTGAGGCTTTGTTAGTTCTATCTCCTCATTCTTTACCTCCTCTCCGAATAGCTCTTGAGTATTTACCGTATAATCTAAAAGAGCTGTTTCTGCAGCAGGATCATTAAATGTTGTATTTTTCTTAACTTCGTATTTAGTTAGTTGTATCTTAAAATAAACCGGATAGTTATTTATATCCCTAAATACATACATTGAATCTATCTGGTAAATTCTGTTTGTTATGGGAAAATAAATAATGTCTCTTTTTCTCGGTTGTGATCCCTTACCAAATATGCTTTCGAAATATTTTCTATCTATATGAATTTCGAATGGTTGTTGGAAATTTAAACCCCAAGTTTCAAATGTTAATGCTGCATCTGGAAATTGGTTATTTGGTACCATTACCTTAACACATTTCTCATCAACTACATTAAATATATTATATTCCTTTAAAACAACATCTTTTCCCCTTCCCTGTGGTTGAACCGAATAATATACAACTTCGTGCCCAAAAACATTATTTACGATCTTACTAAGATCCTGATACATGTTAATAGATCTGTTAATATCGTAAGGTCTGAAAGTAAAATTGCAATCAGAAAAAACTATAGGATAATTTGTAAGCTCTTTACTACAAAGAGGAGCTGGTGGGTTTCCCATAAGACTTCTTGGATCTACTGTAACATACTGTAAATCAAGCTCGAAATCCAAAAGAACTATAGGAGGACTCAAAGGAGTTCCTGGAGGATAGTATGGACTAGAATTTTCGTCTGATACTGCAGTCATTCTTATTTCTATCCAAAATGGATTATCTGGTGATATTGTTATATTCGATATAGATGACTGTGTTAATTCAGTCCATAATGACCAATTTGATCCGTTTACACTCCATCTGTATTCTAAGTAAAGGTATATGTGTGGAGGATCTTCTCCACTGGTATCTATTACCCATCCATTAAACGATTGTACGTTTTTAAATGGCTCTGACCAGGATATAATTCGGTAATTACCTATTGAAGAAAAATCTATGGTTTCTACCATTTTGGATACTGTTTGTAATATATATCAGAAAAAGATATATGAAAAAATTAAGAGCAACTATGGAGAAGTTTAGTTTTGCGCAACTAACTTCTAATTCTGACGGAAAAACATCCGGGAGTGGTACTGCAGGGCTTTATATGGTTTTTATTGGTGGTATATGCTTTCTTTTGGGATGTTTTGATAAAATGTTTTTAGACAAGAGTGTTGACATACTAACTCAGTCTATAATTTTTTCATCTTTGGGAGCTACTCTTTTAGGCTACAGAAAATCTAAAGACTCGGGTATTCCAGAGATAGAGGAAGAAAAAACAGAAACTAATTCAGAAGATCAGCAATTAAATTCTTAAGGATTCGAAGGAGCAGCTCCGGTTGCTCCTGTTTCCCCTGTTATGTCTTTTTTGATATCGTATATTCCTAAACCACTTATTATAGAACTATTATCTGCAGGAGCAGTTCCCAGTTCTACATTTAATTTAATTCCACCTTGCATTAAATTACCTCTAAATCTTTCGGTCGTCTTATCTGGATCTGGAAGATATGTCTCTAGCTCCATAGAAAAACTTAAAGTTATAGCTTCTCCTCTTTGAGATCCGTAAGACATTTGGAAGTTATTAGGTTGTTTATCTGGTGGTGCATCGCCTAAAGTAACCTGTACTGGAACTCTAAATCCTTTATAATAGAAGTAGTAAACGAATCTCTTATATAATATTTCTAAAACACTTTGCTGTATCTTAAAAGCATCCAGCGTTGTATCAGCTTTTATTTTTGCGTTTACTGATATTCCGAGTGGTATAGGATATAGGTAAGATGAATAAGTCTTCATTTCACTACCATTTACACCTTCAACTTCCTTGGTATAAGATCCTCTTACAAATTTTGTAGTAGCAGAACCTGTGTCTATCCTTATTGCACCAAGCTCTAGTATACCTCTAGGAACTACATCATAATTTCCCTCTGCAAATGCTGGTTTACCATCGCAATCTTCATATGAGAGATAGAAGTCCTGTAAGAATGGCTCATCGCCAACCATTGAATAGAAGAATGGGATATAGATAGTTGATACATTCTGGTCATTATCAGTCTGCTCGTAAGTTATAGCTTCGTTTAATTTACTTAATAATCCGATTATAACTCCTCTAAAGAATACGTTGTCCGTATTATATTTTTCTAAAAAATTCATATATTATGATAATATTACTGAGGTATTGTCTCTTATTATAGGTTTGCTTCCGTACTGATAAAGATCTTTTTCGAAATCTATTGTTCTTATCTTAGCCTGTATATAAATAGGAATTTCTCTTAGATTAAATTGAAGTGGACCTTTATTAGAATTTTTATATTCAGGATGATCGAATTTCCCAGTAGCATATTCAATATCTCCAACAGATCTACAAACTATTATGTCAGATTGTCCGATTGATTGTAAATATTTAGTTAATTGCGATATGCCATCTTTTTCTGATACGGATACTATAAATCTATAAACAAAATATTCTTTTTGCGGAATATCGTCAGCTATAGAATCTCCTTTTACAACTAAAAAATAAATGTATGTGGGAGTAAGATTCCTTATCGATTCTGTCCCTGCTGGATAATTTTCTGCCATGTTTTATATATCCTCCTTAGTTTTATTAGACGTAATATTAATATATAAATAAAAAGAACATGAAATATCTTATACCATTTAACGAAAGCTTTTCTAATAAGTCTGATCTAAGGCTAAATATAGAATCAACTACAAAAAATGGTCTAGAGATAATACAAAAAGAAGATCCGTCAATAGAAAAAATGTCGGAGTCATCTTTTATAAGAAGAGCAACTAAAAATGATAATATCAATGGGTCATTCATTATGGATGGTATTTTAAGAATAAGAATAACAGGACCTAGAGATCTTTTTGGGAGAAGTGGAGGAGCAACTTACATATCATTAAGAGAGCCACAAAATTTCGATTATGAATTATTCAAGAACAGGATATCTTCAGTAACACACGAAGGGGGAGTTACAAAACCAGAATCAGTCAATAAGGTAATAGATGAAATAAAAAATATCATAATAGAATGTTCCAATTCTGGGTATTCAATAGTTAACTACGAGGAATCTCCTGAAGAAAATATCTACGAGGATCAGATTATGGATGTTGTTAATCAAATAAAATCTGAAATAGGAGTAGAAGAGATTAAGAAAATACTTAATAATATTATCTCTAAATTATAGTTACACCAATTCCTCAAATGAAATATCTGAGAAGTTGTTTTTCTTGGATATTTCAATTTTGTAATCAAATATTTCGGTAGGCATTGGGGCATGATTAATAACGAATATGTTCATATTCAAATCATCTGAAAGCTTTCTTAATGTTCCTAATATGCTATGAACTCCGTCTGGATCAACTGAGCTAAAAATCTCATCAAGAAATAGGATATTTACTGAGGAAAATCTTATCTTCATTAGCTTTATTACTGCAATTAGTACTGCAAAATCCACTTTTTTCATCTCTCCTGTAGATAAAGTCTGCGGGGATATCTCCTCTCCTAAATGAAATATCTGAGCATTAAACTCTTCGTTAAATACTACTTTATATGGAAGATGTAGAGAAAGCAGTGTATTCAATATCTCATTATTCAGAGATGGTAATATAGATTTAATAGCTAATTGTTTTACACCTTTCTCACTTAAAACCTCATCGAGTGTTTTTACCCAAGCTTGTTTCTCCTCGAATAATGATTTCTCTTTATTGAAATCCGAAAGATCGTCATTAGCCTTATTTAAAAGCTTTCTTATAGAATTTAATTGATCATCATTTTTAGCGGTCTTAAGATCTTTAATTTTATCCCTTAATGTTCTTATTCCTCCTTCTATTTTACTTCCTTTTGAGAATAAATCATTTTTAATTTCCCCCACTTTACTTTGAGCTTTTTTAGCATCGTCATAATTACTTTTGAGCTCTTTAAGATCCTCTGTATATTTCTCTTTTAATTTACAAAGATCATCAAAAACTGATTTATGAAATTCCGTTGATAGATCAGAAGAACATGTTGGACATTTATCCTGATTATATAGGTTTATCTTGGAATCTATCTCCTTTATTTTAGAAGCTAAATCGCTATATTTCTCGTATGATTTGTTCACATTATCATTAATCTGCTTCTCTTTTGTCTTGAATGATTTTAATTTATCAGTGTGAAGTTCTAATAGTTTTTTGTAATTTTCTAACTGATCCTCCGCTTCATCTATTTTAGATCCTGAATTTTCTACTATTTTTTTCTGTAGATCTTCTAATTCAGCCTGTGATGCTGATATAGATCTTCCAGTTGCAAATATTTCCCCCGTGAGTTGATCTATTGATGATTTGATGCTTTTGCTTTCTTCTTTAAGTATATCCCTCATTTCATTAAGGATATAGAATCCAAATATCTTATCAATTATTAACTTCTTGTCAGCTGTACTCATTTTTAAGAAGCTTTTGAAATCATTTATCGATAAGGATATGGTGTTGTTAAAAACATAATATGGGATTTTTAATATGTCATCAGTAAGGAAGTCCTGAACATTGCTTTTACCTGCCTGATCGTATATGTTACCGTTAACAGATAGCTGAAAATGTGATGGCTCTAATCCTCTTTCCACCTCATAAGATTTACCATCCTGCTCAAATGTAATTTTCATCCAGCAAGATTTGTTTGATCTGTTGGGAATATCTTTAAGCTTCTTTCCCTCTAATTTTCCATAAAGTCCAAAAGTTATTACATCAGAGATAGTGGACTTACCCACACCATTCTCTCCAACAACTTGTACTAACCCTCCTTTCTCAGGAAGTTCTAATTTTTGGATTTTATTTCCATAGGAGGCAACATTTCTCCATTCAATCTTCTTGATCTTCATTCTCTGTTATTTGTACTGAAACTTTATGAAGTAGTTTTTCTATTGCACTGTAGATTTTTGTTTTCTTTTCGTCCTCGTAATTACACTTATCCAAGTATAATTTTGTTAGGTCGAGTATAGAAAAATTCTTTCCCTCTAAATCATGAAATCCCTCATCTATTATTTCTTGATCCGGATTTGTTATAGGGGTAAAAGAGATTTTCAATGGGGGATTAACATATTCTGTTAATAATCCTAGAGGTGCTTTAACTGCCATCTCTGGATCGACTAGAATATCAATAAAGTTATTTTTAAATATAGGATTTAATTCAGATGGATTAGAATTCAAAACCTTATCGAAAGTCATTCTTACAAATCTAGGAGAATAATCATTCCCGTAATATTCTTCGTTTCCATCTTCTAAATCAAGTACTGTTATACCTTTGGGGTTATCGGTATCAGATCTAGTAAGTTGATAAGGAGACCCAAGCATTCTCATTTTACCAAAAGTTTGAGAATAATGAATATGTCCAGAATATACCCTTTCAAATTTGTCTATATCAGAATATTCTAATCCTTCATCTATTCTAACAAACTTATTAAACATTAATCCTTTAAGGTCCGTATGACAAAACATGTAGTCATGATTTCCTTTTACCTCCTTTAAAGTTTCTCTCTCAGCATCGTGATCCTTTCTCCAAGGCATAAGAAAAACTTTCCTATCCCCCATAGTTATTGATTCTGGCTCTTCGTATATTTTTATCCTAGGTATCCATTTCAGAGATTTTAATGAGTTTACCTCATTGGTATTTTTTCCATAGATATCGTGATTCCCACATATTATGAATATACCATCTTTAAATATTGATGATAGCTCCTCAAATATTTCTATACCAAGATTAAGAACTCTTAGATTAAGAGATTGTCTACTGTCATAAACATCCCCAAGATGAACTAAGCAATCTCCCGGTCTATAAATCCTTCTACATAAAGGTATAAACCAGTTCTTGAAGTAATTCTCGTGTATTTCGATCCAATCATTGGAGTTATTTCTAACCCCTAAATGTGTATCAGTAATAAATATTATTCTCTTTATATTAGGAAAACTGTTCATCAAAAGATTTTTTTAATTCCTTTCTTACCTAAAATACCATATTTTTGATCCATTTCTTGAACTATAAGCTCTTTATATTTCATATGAATAGATTCATAAGCCTTCTGATAATTTATTGCAGTATAGTCACATATAGCAACAAATTTCTCAACCATACTAAATTCAGTTCCCTCCAATTCTTTAAGTATATCCTGAAATATTAAAGGAATAAGATCCTTCGGTATTTTCTTAGTTGGACTTATAACAGTCCATCTAGAAGCTTGAAATATCTCATCTATCCTGTCATTCAAATTACAAGAATATATGTAGTCCTCGTCCTCATATGTTACAACTGATTGTAAACTTCGATAATCCAAATTTGGATCAACCTCAAATTCCTCATCAGTAGAATCGGAGCCGTTATCTGACTCATTTAATTCAGGGTCTATATTGAGATCGTCTTTTTCATCTTCAATCAGTTTCTTTTGCTTTTTCATTAATCATTCATTATTTGAGAATTTGGATCTTCAGATATTCTCATATAGTTGTAATCAACTATGAATTTCTTGTAGGAGTTTTTATACCCCTCGTCCCTATTTGCTAAAAGCTTTAGCTTATATTCGTTGTTCGTGTACATCATAGGATCTTGTATAATTCCAAACATTCCATCTACTGTTGCAACTAATCCCGATGATTCTGATGCTGAGTTCATACTTAGATCTGTAGCGTCGAATTCGCTTTGTTTTGTTTGTGTTGCAGTAACAATAGCCCAATGGTTTCTTTGTGCTGCAGCTCTAAGATCTTCTGCAATTTGCTTGATCTTCATATATGTATTTTCGGAGTTTGGATTTCTCCAGTTCTTCATGATATTAATATAGTCTATAATCACTATCTTAAATTTCATACCCATTATCTGCTCAACTTTAGTCAACCAATTTTCTACGTCTATAGCAGATGCCTGAGATGTTGGAAATTCCTTTACTACTAATTCTCCAGGAGTTCTTAAATTTTCAAATGCTAGATTGGTAATTTTCTTTTTTATGAGGGAGTCATTTTCAGCAGTCTCTTTATACTCAGACATTCTAATTCCTAAAAGATTAGATCCCAACCTTTTCATGTATTTAGTATCACCTAGTTCTAAAGTAATAATAGCAACATTATTAGAAGCTCTTATTGCTTGTGTTGCTATATTACCTAGCCATAATGTTTTACCCACCTTTGGTTGACCTAAGAAAACATATAGACCCTTTGCAGAAAAACCACCTCCTAAACAGAAATCGATGTAATCATATCCACTAGAGAACGTTAGGTTAGCTGGTTGCTTGTGAGCTTCTGGGTCTCTAAAGTTAAGACCCATATCGAAAGAAAAGTCGACCTTGTTTCTGTCAACTACTATAGATTTATAGGTATTAATTACATCCTTAATATTATCTGGGGTAACCTCAGTGCTTCTTATATAATTAACAGAATCTACTGCACTTTTCTCTAGAGTCTTCCATTCAATCCACGATTCAACATTTTGCTGAAGCCAGTCTTGATCATAATCGTCTAGATTTATAGACCACATAGATTCTAATAAAGAATCGGTAATCCTGTCGTCTATCTTTAATAATTTAGCAGCTTCCCTTACCTGTACTTTACTTGGAGTTTGTTGATACTTCTTCCAGAACGATTTAACTACTTTAAAAGCCTCCTGATAGTCTGTATTTTTAAAAAAACTAATCTCTGTCGCGTCAATATAAGCCGGGTTTTCAATTACCGATCTAAACCAAATATTTTCTAAGTGTTGATTCTGCATTTTTTAATAGTGTGGATTATCCTTTATTTTATACCAATTTTTATTTCCTATACTTCTTTCAGTCTTTTCAAAAACCCCAGTTTCTATTAATTCTTTTATTATTTTTCCATGAGAAGTTTTCTTCCATCCAGATTCTAAAAATGAATTAAAAGTCTGGTCGGAAAATTCACCATCAGGTCTTCCGTCTTTTATTAAATAAGAATTAAGTTCGTAGATGATGTCTTCTTTAGTGGGATATTCTGGAAGATCCTTCCAAACACCCATAAGGTATTTTAATTTAAGCTTGTTCTTCTCCATCTTCAACTACATTTTCTTCTTGATCCCCGTCAATTAGATCCTCGAATTCTTTCTCGTCGAAAAGATCAGGGAGTTTAAAATGTGGCTGAATAACTTTTTCATCAATCATTTTTAGAACCTCATCGGTAAATACCTCAGGGGTAAATATCTGTGTAGATGGTACAGTTTTTCCTAAATGTCTAACTGCCCATCTAGGTGATGATTCATTAGGGATAAATTCCATTTCCCCAGTTTTCTTGTCTACTTCAAGCTTACCTCTTTGTATTCCACACGTTTCCCAAGATACAAAATCCTGTAATCCAACATAAGCGTTCATACCATTCATAAATGAGATGTGGAATTTAACTGGATATGGTCTAGTAAATCTTGCTTTCTTTGGAGTAGATGTTACAACAATACCTGTTCTCGTATTATCACTCCCTTCTTTTAATTGAGCTTTAGAAAGCATAATAACATTACTCATAGAGAATATAGGTCCATCTCCGCCTGCAGCTTCTTTCGTCGGCATAAATCCACCGATGTTACCAGTGGTAGTGTGATTTGTACAAATTAAAGGAATCTTAACTGCAGTAAGATCTAATGTAATAACTCTGAATAGAGATCTTAGCTCTTTTGATCTAATACCCATATCCATTGCACTTTTACCCTTTAGTGCATCTCCTGTTTCCTTATCTGTAGATAACATACCTAATGAATCTAGGATAAGAGCAATCTTAGGTTCTGCACCATCTTTTCTATAAGATTTAACCTTATCGACTAAGTTAGCAACAAACACTTTAAAATCTGAAATAGTCTTGATCGGCTGATATCTAACTTTGTTTGTATCGATACCGAATTTTTTTGCCCCTGATTTATCAATAGCTCCTTCTGTATCGCAATATATTACGTTATAATCTTTTCTCTGAGCTTCTCTTACGATATTCATACAGAGGAAAGATTTTCCTGTTTGTGGATCACCAGCAATTCCCATTGATCTATTGTTGGCTATTCCACCGAACAATGTTCCCGATAGCTGAGCATTTAACAAGTAGTTACCAGTAGGAATCCATTCACTTACTTCCGAGAATTCATTATTTTCCAATATTGATCCCGTTTCAAAACCATCAATCTTTGATAGTTGCTTATCCAATTCTAAAAACGAAAATTCTTTCTTAGCCATATTAATTAATTATTTACTTATTTTACACACTGATCTTTTAATAATTTCGGAATCGTTTAAATTTTCATTTCCGAATCTCCCGTCCATTTCTCTAAGGATATAAAGGTCCTTTCCTAAATTACGAGCCACATTTTCTAATTTTTCTATTTCCCTTGTTACGTCCAAATCACCATACCAAATTTTTCCCTCTCCTAAAACAAAAATATTAGCATTAAAATAAACTTCATTTTCTGGATATAATTCTCTATACCCAGACTTAGATCCTGATATCATCCTAGATAAACTTAAACCCTCACTTATAAACAAATCTTCCATTAATTATTTTTTAATTGTTAATTATTATAGATTGATTTTGTGATTTGGTCCGAAAAAATGCTAAATTTCCCCTCTTATTTTTAGTAGTTTAGAGCAGTTCTCAAATTTTTGATTAGACTCGTTCCATTTTATTAGATGATCCAATATTTCTATTGTTTTTTGTGGATCCTCTTTTAGAGATTCTTCTAAAAGATAGGGGCAACTAAGCCAGAGTTTAGTTTTCTTCTCCGGGTCTATCGAGTACTCTGGTTTCTCTATATACAAAAAAAATCTGCCATCAGCAGATTTTTTGATATATTTTCTTCCATTTCCCATATATCTATTATACGAGAAATTTCTGAATAAGTTTCCAAGTTTTATTGTAAATCTTCCAAGGATTTCTTTATGTAGTCTTTTTTCACTTTATTGGAAAGATCTAGTAGAAAAGCACATCTCTCGTATTCTTCGGTTGATTCAAAATGTGCGATTAATCTTTCAAAAAGATCGGTTTTTAAAAACTTGTTTAATGGATTTCCTTCTTTGAATGCTTCTGCTCCTTCTACTAACATATAATCGTAAAGTTTTCTAGATTGTACATCAAACATTCGGTCTATTTGTTCTTCGAATTTTTCAAGTCTTTTTATCTCTTCTGGTTCCATTTCTTTAATTTTTTATATAACAAATATAGATTGATTTTGCGGACAAAAAAAATGATTCTATTTTTTATAATTTGTAAATATTTCCTCTCCGGGTCTAATATCTCTCAATGAAAAAAATATTAATTTATTCTTTACTGTATCGGTTTCCCAATCAGCATTAAATTCGTAATCGGAGTGATTAAATATACTCCCGTATCCTAAACAAATAACTAACCTCATACCTCCTTTAGGCCAACTAAAAAAATGTTCATTTAATATATCAGGATATGCTATATCATTAGGGACTGGTATATAGTGGCATTCTTCCAATACCTCGCCCTTTTTTATATTCTCTGAAGCAAAAACACCTCTTCCGTGAACGGGGGAATCGTCTACATATATTTTCTTAGATCTATAAAGCATAAAGGTTATAAACGGTAAATATAAAGTTTAATGATTATAATCCTATACAAATAAAAGATTTCAATAAGAGGATATATAAAATAAAAAATAATGGATAATTTATTATCTCTTGAAGATTATTTATTTGAAAGTAAGCCTCCTAGATTCTTTACAGAGGAACAAATAAATGAATCTATACAATATATGGAGAGTGAAGACCCCGCTCTAATGGAAGCATGGTACAACACTGTTCTAGATTTTGCTGCACTGGTACCTGGTGTTGGTTCAGTTGCTGAGGGTATAAACCTTGTTTCTTATGCAAAGCAAGGTGAATATTTATTAGCAGGCCTATGTGCAATAGGACTAATACCTCTTTTTGGTCAATATATAGGTGCTGGTGGATCTCTATTAGTAAAGGCATTAGGAAAAGGGAAGGCATTGGGTTCTTCAATATTAAAGCCTCTAACTAATACAGTAGCTAAATTCTTCCCTAAGATAGTTGGATTTCTAAAAAGTTCTAAGTTTTTATCCAAGTTTTCTGGTATAGCTCCTTTTGTTGGAAAAATAATAGGTTCTCTTAAAAACTTCGTAGTTAAAGGGGGAGCAAAATTAACAAAAATGGCTACTAATCCAGCACAAATTAAGGCTTTAACAGCATCAGTAAGAGGAGTTACGAGGGAAGCAAAATTTGGATATAAAGCTTATGATTGGATGTTTGGATCAAATGCTAAACCAGCAGTTTCAACAGTTCCATCAACAGCGGGATATTCAGGAACTGCTCAGATATCTCCAGAATATCAAATCCCAGTTCCTAAAGATGCTTATATGGCTTATCAAGGAACTCCTTTAAAAAATATAAGACCTTATACAGATACTGAAATTTCACAAGCTGAAATGGCTCAAGACTGGGAAAAATATTTATAAAAACTACAAACCCAGGATTTCTCCTGGGTTTTTTGTGAAGTCACTTTTAAATTTTAGATCCACAATTTGGACAAAACTTCCAAGTTTGCTTTTTCATCCTAGTACCACAATCTGTACAATAATTTCTTATAGAAGAAGATTCCAGTGGTTTTTGTGATTCTGGAAGGATTCTATATTTAATTGTTTTTTGTGGGGTGTTACAGAAACTTCCAGAGACACTTTTGAAGTCTTGTTTGCTAGATTCCCCCATTTCAATCCTTCCCGTTTCTATGCTGTTACTAGAATTAGATCCTTTTACTGAATCATTAACCATACTTGTTGTTACAAATAGATTGTTTATGGTGCTACCCCCTAGTGTAAAATTGGTATCTGAAATATATGATCCTATAATATCAGAACCATAAGTGGTATTAGCTCCACTGGAATAGATACCTGTTCCACCTGTAAGATTAAGTGAAGAGCTATTTAAATTTATGGTGTTGTTATAGGATTTAAAGTAGTCGTTTAAATTATAAGGATTTTTGTTATATAATTCCTCATTATAAAACGAAACCTCAATCATACCATTATCCATTATAGCATTAAGAGCCTCATTAGAATTATCGACTTCATAAGTCTCAAAAAGAAACTTATTGTTATTGTCTATAAATCTTTCTAAATAAACTCTTTCACCAGGCCGGAGTACTATTCCAGATTCGGAAATACTTTTACCATTTAGATCGATTTTTGCAAGTACCCTTGCTGTTGTTGGATTGAATAGCTCAATCTCGAAGTTCTCTCCGTCTTTTAGATAGACGGAATCGCCATAAATTTTGGCTCTGTTTCTGTTTCTTGTGATGTTTGCGGTACATCCGCCCACATTCACGCTTGGCGTTGAATAATACATAAAGATTATTTTATTTGGCCCCTTCCTTTACGTCCATTTCTGAAAGCTCTACGGTTTGTTGACCGGGAAGTGACTAGAAACCTCTAGTTCTATTATTATATAACCAATATTTTAAAAGTTTCCAAATCTAGATAGCGGAATATAATCTTTAACTAGATCTGAATGTATTAATTGGGGTATTCTTCTATATTCTTTATACCACCTATTACATACGTAAATGTCCTTTCCCTGTGAGTTAATTATTTCAACAACATCATATTCTGCCTCTTCGAATGGACCGATAGCTCTAGTTATGACCTTTCCTATTATAGGCATTCTCGTCACATCCTCTCCGCTATACTCTAGATTCTCAACTAAAAAATCTCTTAACCTCTTTATTTTCATTTTACTGCATTTATTCCTAGAGGAACTTTATTAGCGTTCATCTGTTTAGTTTTTTCTGTATTCTCCAAATCTTGCATTTGTATTTCTGGATTTTGAGAAGGGTCCTCTATAGCTTCTATAGTTCCCCTATAATATTCTAATGGTTTCTTAGATCTATAAGATTCAGGATCAGCAAAAGCTCCTGTAAAATTTCCTAAAATATAGTTGTTTTCATCATCCTGCTCTTCGTCGCTGTTAAATATCTGGTCGATATATTCATAGTAATCTTTTTTAGTTTTACCCCCATCAGAAGGAAACTTCTTGAAAGTTTCTACGTTTTTATCTACTACGTACATTGGAAATTCCCACTTCCAATCTTTTCTTATAACCTCGGGATAGAATGTAATTGCGGCAAAATCTCCTGGAGAAAGCTCACCTTTTATATTCATCCCCGATATCCACATTTTATAGAAAGCTCTCACTAAATCTAATTGATCAACATTAGACATTTCTACAACATCGTTTGCTGTGTAATTTTTACCAGTTTCAGGATTTACAAAATATTTTAAAACTGATGGCATGAATGCTAAAAGACCAACTGCGCCTGACATGGAATCCTTGTATTTAGGATCAAATCTACATTCATGAAATATTGTGTGAAGAAGCCACTGTGGCTTTATTTTAAGCTCTTCAGATATTTTTATTATCTTCTTTAAGAACTTATTTCTATTTTCTTCTATAAGTCCACTATAAGGAAGTTCTGTAACAGTCTCTGATTTGTAAGAGGCTGGATCCATTTTCTCAACCTTTACATTTTCGAATAAAGAAAAGCTTTTAAAGTCTTTTAGATGTCTCAACATCTAATATATATCCTAAATCAAATTCTTAAGCATAGGTTTCTCTGATGACCAAGCATGTAAAGAAGTAATGTGCATAGTAAGCATACCTGGTTTAACATTCTCCCAGCTTTCAGGATCTTTTTTCTTGCACTGTTCGATAAGCCAAAATACTTTTCTAGCACAAAGATAAATGTCGTCTCTAAAGTGCCTAAAGAAATCACAGGATCTAATATAATAGACAACATGTACCCAATCTCCTCTTCTTATGAAGTGATATCCAATAGTGCAAGGAACTCTTTCTCCGTGAACTGATCCAGTATCTTCTGGATACCATATAGGTAAAAATGCTTGCCTAGTGAAAGGCTCTCTAACCATAAGATTAATAACGTCTGCAAAATCTCCGTAATGGTATCTTATACCTTTTAAAGTACATCCAGTAATACGTGTTTCGGATTCAGCCTCTCCATATTTTCCCCAGATTCTTTCCGGATATGTGTGAGAGAATTTTTCATCACCTCCAAATTCAGAATTATTCTTTTGAGCATATGGCCATCGCACATGAGATGGAGGGGGATTTAAAGGAGATCCGCTAACCCTTTCTTCAAAGTGTTCGTCTGCCCATGCAAAATTAGGTTTAATTTGTTCTCCTATAACTTTAATGTCTGGTGACATCTGACACGAAAATGAAAGATTCAATGTCTCAATCATGGCATATCTTGGATCATGTTTAATCTCCTTTCCTTGCCATTTCTCTGTATGAACAACATACGAATAATCGTACATCTGTTGCGCTGTCCATTTTATGACATCATCAAATCTCCCAAATTTCTTCATTTATTTTAATGTTTTCTATTATATGGATGTTTATATTATAGTTTCCTATTTATGGAACCTATCGAAAGAATTTTTTGATATTTTATTGAACCGGACTTTGCCAATAAATTCACCTATAGTTAAACAGTCAGTATAACTCATTGCGGATTTAAGATAATCCTTGAAGTTTTCTGTCCATCCAGTTAGTGTATATTCGACTGGCTGCATTTTTGAAATACCCTCTGAAGTTTTAAGTTCGGTTTTACCTAAGCTTTTCTGTACCTCTTTAGTGGACATCCCCCTAAATTTCTTATAGAATTTTCTTCCTGCTTCAAATTGTAATAATGTATCGATTGAATATTGATCAACCTTAGCCCCTGGTTCTTTCCAAGTTCCGTGATTTATATTTTCTTCATATGTTTCTCCGCAGCTTTCCAGAGTCTTGTTAAAAATACTACCTAGCATTACGTAATCAGCACCTAGTGCTAGAGCCTTTATAACATCGGAATACTTCTTAAATCCGCCGTCTGCTACTATTTTAGTACTTAGATTTCTTTCTTCCTGTAATTTATATGTTTCATGTATCAAAGAAGCCATTGGATATCCTATACCAGTTTGTACTGTTGTTAGACATCCTGCACCATTTCCTATACCCATTCTTACGTAATCTGCACCTGCATTTGCAAGAGAAAGAAATGTCATAGGATTAGCACAATTACCAACCATAATAACTAAGGAACTACCGTATATCTCTTTTGATTCCTCAACTAGCTCTTTTACTAAGCTCATATGACCATTGGCTATATCTATGAGAGCATAGCATTTCTTTCCAAGTGGTATATTAGCTTTGTTATCTATGAAGACTTTTTTAAAATCATCGAGGCCATATGAAAACCAAACTTTATAATCGGTTGAAAAATAGTTTATCCCATAATCTATAGATAATCTTGGTATGATTCCGTATATCTTATTTTCATTGAATATAGTATAATTATTATTATCTATAACAGTATCCATAGGGGCAGTAAAAAGAGGAAGCATTTGTTTCTCGTCAAATACGTCTACTTTTTTTCTAGACAGAATACTGGTGTGAACCTCTGGTTCAATTAGAATATCATCGAAGTCAAAAAGCATGATTATTTTATTCTTTATAGTGTAAAAAAAATAAAGATTCCACAAAAATGCCCAGATTTTTTAAGATCCGGGCATTTAATTTTTTATTTAGTTAAGATTAAATCCTCCACCCCAATCAAAAGATCCACCTGGACCTTTAGGTCCTTCGTTACCTCCTTGATCTCCGGATTGTCCTTGATCTCCATACTTGGATTTCCAATCCTGATATTCTCTCTCTTGTTTCATATCTGATAAACATTCATCTATAATAGGATCTATCATAGATCTGTCCATACCAACCCCTATTTGATTTTTAGGCTTTAAAGAGTTTGTAACCGGATCTATAGTCTGATCTAATATAGAGTGAAAAAGCTCTAAAACTCTTCTTGCTGGTGTTATTTGAGATATTTTTCCATAAACCAAGAAGTGTAATTGCTCAAGGAATGATGCAATATCATTTTGTGAACTATCGGGATCTCCACTCATAATATCACTGATTTTATCCTGTACATTACTGTTGCTATTTATAACAAGTCCAAGAACCATCTGAAGTCTTTTTCCGATTGCCTGCTCTTCTATCTCGTCAAAAAGAGTTTCTGTATTATCAATAACTATTTCAGTAGCTTCTAATCCAAGTCTATCTGAAAGCTCAAGTAGGAGCTGCTGTGTAATTAATTTATAAACTCCCTTAACAGATTCATGAATAAGTAATCCAAACTCCATTGCTCTAGCAATAATAGTTGATTGAACACCATCAATATATTCTGAAGCATCTGGATTTATTTCACCCTCATCTTGTAATTCCTTTAATATTTTTTCAGGATCTGGTTTTTCCTCTTCCTCCTCTTCGGATTTTGGTTTTTTAACTTCTATATCACAAGCTCCTGGGGGTGCTTGTCTAAACATAGAAGCTTTTTGATCCGGGGTAAGAGTCATGTCAAAATAGTGTGCTGCAGCAGATATTCTATTTAGAAGGTCTATGTATTCTCTTCCTGGTGCTTCACCTAATATTTCTTTTATTCTGTCAGCAACCATCGGAAGGTTTATAATCTCTTTTACGTTTAATCCCTTTCCTTGTTGGATAGTTCTAATTACTTTCCGCTTGTTTATTTCATCTATTATTTCTTGATCCTCTAATTCAACCTTTTTTTCACATTGAGAGCATTCCATTTTTTCCTTCATCGCCTCTTGTGGTCTATCCGTTATCTTTAGATCTAAAATAACATCGTCAATGAAAGTACCGTAAACTTTTCTTATTGCTTCTTCTGCTAATTCTTCAAGTTCTCTTTCGTGACCAGCTTGAATCCTTCTAGCTCTCATTACGTTACCCATAATATTAAGATCCGGAGCATTCTCCCTTACATATCTTTCAGCTTCTTCCTGGTTAGCATTTACTATTGCATCTAAAAAAGCTTTGGATGATTTTTCTGGATCCTCTCCAGGAAACGCTGGATTTCCTTTAAGGGTTGCTTCATTCAAGAAGCTTTCAAAATTAGCTATATTTTTTCCCATTATTTTAATTATTGGATTGGTAGACCCTTAAGTCCTCTAAGTCTCATGACTAAACTTTTTGCTAGCTCAGTTCCTTTTTCTCTAACTATAGAGCTTTTTACATTATCCATAACATCGCCAAAATTAGTTGCCATAGGATTTTCTTCTTCCTCTGGTCTAGGCTCTCTATCCGGAAAAGCACGCCCAGGTCTTTTAGGAGCTGGCGGAGGATTAGTATCTGGTCTAGTAGGAGCAGGTGTAGTTCCTGGATTAGTTTTAGGTTTAGTAGCAGGTTGAGTCATTATAAACTCATATAAGCTAGTTATTATCTTTCTACCCATTTGTAATTTTATTTAAGATATATATCTCAACAAACAAAAAAAGATATGATATACAATTTTAATCAATTCAAAGGAGAAGATTCGGTATACGAATCAGTTGATTATGCAAAATCACTCCTATTAAGATTGGCTTCTGACGAAAGAAGAAAAAAAATGAGAATTCCTAGGGAAGAAAAAGTAGAGTTTACCCCAGAGGAACAAAAAGAAATATTAAATAATCCTAAATACATAGAAGTTAGGGATTATTTGTTAAAGGCTAAAAAACCCGGTCTTATCGGTCCGTTTACATATTTTAGAATAGTCGAGAATCTTCCAATGGAATGTGGTACTATTGATCCAGTAACAAAAGAGCCAGATTACGAATGCTTTTCGATAGTTAATTTAAAAAGAAAACTAGATATTGTTTCTCCATTACTACAGACCTTTCCTCTCCCTTTAGGAACACCAGAAAACTATATAAAGGAGAAAATAAAAACAAATAGCGATTATAGATCTTATGAGAGATTATTAGATGATATTGATAACATATTTTCTCAAAAACCAGTAAAAGAATTCGTCGATAAATTTGTTGGGCCTATAAGACAAGAATTTACTAAATCTTTAAAAGAACAGGAAACCGATTCGCAAAGAAAACAATTATTAGACAGACTTTTCCACGCAGTTAGCGATATTAAAAAGCTAAAGCCTATAGTAAATGAGGAGACTGGAGTAGAAGAAACTGCAGAGGAGCAGCTAGTAAAATATGGTAGTAAATACAAGGACACTAGAACATATCCAGAATTTATAGACACATACGAAGCATTTAAAGAATTCGTAAGAGATTGCGAAGATAAAGTTTCTGGATGGGGAAGTGGAATCTCTGAATTTATAGAGGAATTAAAAAATATATCTCCTTCTATCAAGATCCTTTATTATAATGCAGCGAAGGGATTAGTTGTTACTTCTTCAAGATCTGGTGCGGGTATGAGGGCTGTATGTAAAATAGCCAATGCTACTTATTGTATAAGAACAGACTCTACTTTCTGGAGCTACACTTCAGGAAAATTACAAATATCATTTAGCGAATTAAAACTCCCAAAAACAGATCTAAAATACTTAACATCACTTACTATAAATAGAAATGGTGCTGTTGTAGACTCTGCGAACAGAATTAATAACAGAATACAGCAAAGTAATGAAAACTATATAGATCTTCTAAAAAGATATGGGATATACGACGAAAAAGCAGTGGAAGCTATAGAAAGAAATTTTAATAGTGAACTAGCAATTAAAGGAATCATCGAAAAAATAGAGAAAAGGACAGGTAAGGATAAATCTGCACTATTGGGAGCTCTTGGATCTTTGGGAATTCAACAAGCAATAGAGGAAGGTGATTACTCACAAGAAGAAATGGATCTTTACAAGGAGCTTGTTATAGGTATAATTAGAAGGGATAATGATATAACTTACAAAGAAATAGTAGATTACTTCAACAATCCTTCAGGTGGAGGATTTTTCTTAAAAGAAGATATTGATTTATTCGAAGTAATTACTGATAAGAAATATGATAGGAGTGACGTTGAAAATATATTAAGACTCACTATTAATTCTATACCTGAACTAGAATCATTTGCAGTTCAGATGGAGAATAAAGATCCAAAAATTTACAAACAAATTAGATACATTATAGATTATCATCCTACCATTAAGGAATATGTAGAAACTAGGATGCTATAATTTACTTAGGTAAATACATCGTCCAGCTATCATAAGCTGTAGAAAAATTCTTAAGGAAGTAACCATAACCAGGTTTAAATGGCTTATGTCTCATAGGCATTCCTGCTTCGGAAGGTGTTTTTGATCCCTTCTTAACATTACATTTTGAACAGCATGTTGCAAGGTTTTCCCATGTATTTCCACCTCCTCTGGATCTAGGTACAACATGGTCTATAGTAAGATCCTTATTAGAATCACAATATAAGCATTTTAAACTATCTCTCCTGAATATATTCTCTCTAGTAGGTTTTAGCTTCTTAAAAGGAAGAACAACATACTTTAAAAGCCTTATAACTGATGGCCTTTTATAAATTTGTTGATCAGTAACAATTGGATTAGATTCGTCGTGTTCTAATACCTCAGCTTTACCTTTATATACAAGTTTGAATCCCCGAGCCATATCGGTAACACTCACTGGAGTAAAGTCGTTATTTAGCACTAGCACTTTCATAATCTAAAATTTTACATACTGGTCATTGTATTTATCTTTTGTTTTCCCCCAAGGATTCGAACCTCGATTCTGTGGACCAAAACCACATGTCCTGCCAATTAGACGAGAGGAAAATATAAGTAGGTTTTACCCTACTTTTATGAATTCATTTCGATCAATTGATTTCGCAATCCATCGGGATAATTCAGATCCTTTTATTTCTGAACCAAACTCAGTGGTTCCTAAATCTCCGGAAAGATTATAGGTATCCATATAAGCTGTTTCTTCATCGCCATACTTTATTCTATCAACTGTTGAAATTGGAAATTGGTATAATCCACCTAATGTTTCAACAGTGTAGTATAAATTACCAGCTATATAATGACTAAATTTAGCCATTACTTTAGACTTAAACAAGTCTTTTTTTACTTCATTTTTATCAAGCATAATCATTCTCCTTTTTCCATTTTTCGTGCATCTGATTAATTGTGTGATAAGGACTTCCTTTTCCCTCTACTATTTCATCAAATCCATTTTCTTTTGTTATAACTGATTAATCAGCTTTTATTGTTCCTTTAAATTTATCA